ATGCATATAGCGTTGAGCGTGTTTATGGAACACCAAACAGTTCTTTTATTGATTTTGTAAAAAACTGGGTTGATACCAATATAAACAAAGAGATTAAAGATAAAAGATTTGTTCTACATGGAGGGTTGTATTATGACGGAGAACCATATAAAAATTTTGTTGGTGTAAGAAAAGAAATAGAAGATATGTCAAATGTTTTCTTTTCAAATCTTTATAGAACATCCGAAGAATATTTTAGAAATTTTATAATAAACACAGAAAACGATGGATTTAATACAGAAATTATAATCGAATTTAGTTTTGATAACAGTATTAAAATGGAAGACAAAACATTTGAAAGTCCCAATAAATTACCGAAATATGTTGAAAATATAAAAGATGCTACAGAAATTAAAGAGAGGAGTGGGTTTTATGGTTCTCAAGGAGTTATGTTCACCAGAATGGAAATGCATCCGGAACAAGATAATCTTTTGAGAATCGAATATGTGTTTAGAATACCTGATATACGAGAAGATGTTGATGAGAAAAATCAATATGATGATCCTTATATAAAAGATTATATTCATGAAACATTTGAAACTTTCATGAAAGAGTGTAATTTTGATGATTTTGATTACGGAGAGTCTTATAAAAGAATAAAAGATATATTGTTAAATGCAAACCCTGAAAATGAAAAAGAGCAGGAAATTCAAGAATTGACGAATAAATTCAAATTGGTTTCCGATGTTAACAATCCTAATTCACCGATACATCGAAAAAGTAATGAGTACAATGAATATGTTAAATCTTTAGAAAAATACGTTAATGCTGTATCGAATTTAGAAAAATTAGAACCAATTTTTGATGAAAAGTATACTCCTGATCAAGTAGATACAAAAATAAGAGAATACTGGAATCCAAATAGTGTTTTTGTAAAATCTCTAAATGATATTAAAAAATTTAAAGATGATTATCAAGTCATATATAAAGCTATGAATGCATATCAACCATCTCAAAGTGATTTTGGAAATATAAACGTACACAACGAATGGGATAATAAAATTTTTCAAGAAACAATGAAAATTTCAATTGATGAAATTAAAAATAAATTAGCAAAATTAGAACAAACATTAATGAACACTGTAACTTTTATTAGGTTAATTAGAAAACATGAAGAATCGCCTGAGCTAGCAGATATAATGTTTAACGTAAAATCTTTCCAAAAACAGTTTGACCCGTATTTTACATTTTATGTTTCTAGATGGTAAATAAAATACTTTGATAAAACCTCAATTAATTAAAAAAAATACAAACTACAAACAAGGTAGATTTAATCCATTAAATCCTAACAAATATAAGGGAACATTTCCTATTGTATATCGTTCTAAAATGGAACTTAATGCAATGAGAATGTTGGATAACAATTCAAATGTATTAACATGGGGTTCTGAGTCTGTTGTTATTCCTTATATTTCTCCATTAGACAACAAAATTCATAGATATTTTGTTGATATGGTTGCTCTTATAAAGCAAAAAGACGGAACAACAAGAAAAGTTTTAATTGAAGTAAAACCATTTAAACAAACAAAACCACCAGTTGCATCAAATAAGAAATCACAAAAAACTGTTGTATATGAAAAGGTCCAATACGCAATGAATATGTCCAAATTTGATGCAGCTAAAAAGTGGTGTGATAAAAATAATTTTTTATTTTTAATACTAACAGAGAATGAAATTACACTTAATTAGTGTAAGTAATAATATAACAGAATTATGCATAATAATCAGCCTTATCGATTACTTGTTGAAGAACCTACCTATGAAGTTCAATATTTGGTTGAAGAGAAAAATAGGAATTCTCCATCAAATTTATATATCCATGGACCATTTTTAATGGCGAATGAAGCAAATAAAAACAAAAGAATTTATCCATTGGAAGAAATGATAAAAGAAGTTGACAGGTATTCATCTGAAATGATTGTTGGTAAAAGATCTACTGGAGAATTAAATCACCCACAAAGCCCAGAAATAAATTTGGAAAGAATTTGTCACATGGTAACAGAATTAAAACAAAATGGAAATATTTTTGAGGGTAAATCCAGAATTCTTTCTACTCCTATGGGACAAATTGTTAGATCATTGATTTTGGACGGTGTTAAATTGGGTGTTTCATCCAGAGCATTAGGTAGACTTGATCAGGATGGACAATATAACAAAGTTTCTGATTTTAGACTTGTTGCTGTTGATGTTGTTGCTGATCCATCTGTTCCTACTGCATTTGTGAATGGTATTCTTGAATCAAAACAATGGATTCTTTCAGAGAATGGAAGTTTTGAACCTTTATTTGCAGCTTTCGAAAAAAATATAGCAAACTTACCAAAACAAAATAAACAAGTTTATCTAAAAGAACAAGTAATTGCGTTTATTAATGCACTTAAAACATTGTAAGTAATATTATGAGAAACGAAATTTCAAAATTTATAACAGCCATTTGTGAAAAAAATTATTCTTTAGCAGATTCTCTTCTAAAGGGTATTTTAACAGAAAAGGTAAAACAGAAAGTAAAAAAAATTATTAAAGATAAAGATTATTGTTGTGATGATTGTAAAAAAAATAAAAAATTTTGCAGTGATTGTAAAAAAAACAATAAAAATGTATCAAAGAAAGGTAAATAAAAATATACAATATGCAAATTTCATCGATTCTAAAAAATTTAGATCAAAGTATCTTAAATGAAGAAACAGCTTCACAGATAGCAGAAGCATTTGAAACAGCAGTTAATGATAAAGTTAATACTAAAGTTTCTTTGGAAGTTGAGAGTGCTCTTTTGAAGCAAGATAAAGAACATGCTGCTAAATTGGAAAATTTAATAGAAGCATTAGATTTAGATCATACAAATAAATTAAAAGAAGTTGTTGAAGCTATCAACGAAAATCACTCAAGTAAATTAGAAGACGTTGTAAAACTTTACAAAACCTCTTTAAATAAAAAAGCATCTAAATTCTCAGAAAAACTTATCGGTGAGATGAGCAATTATCTAGATCTTTATTTAGAAAAACATATCCCCGCTCAACAATTAGAAGAAGCTGTTGAAAATACACATGCCAAGGTTCAGTTAGAAAAAATTAAAAACCTTCTAAACATAGACCCAGAAACATTAAATGAAAATGTAAAAGATGTCTTAAAAAAGGGAAATAGTCAAATAAATGAACTTCAGCAAAAATTGAATGAGTCTTATAACGAAAATGCCAAGCTTTCAGTTTTAGTTGAGAAAGCAAACTCCGCTATTTTAATTGAAAAAAAGACAAAGGGTATGTCATCATCTAAAAAAGATTATCTAAACAAGATTTTATGTGATAAATCCCCCGAATATATAGAAGAAAATTTTAATTATGTTATTGAAATGTTCGAAAAAGACGATTCTGATGAAAGAGTGATTCTTGCAGAAGAAGCAAAAACAAAATCTTTTTCAAAAGATGCAAAGGTTCCTGTAAATAATGTTATTACAGAATCTCGTAACAATAATAATAACGAATACGATTATAATCCAGTTACGGATTATTTAACTGAATTAAAAAGGTCGTAAAAGAATTTAAGTTGTAGAAGAGAAAGGTTCTTTTCTAGAAAAAACACAATCCAAAAAAAGAAAGGTAAAATAAAAAAAGTATATGAATATGATTAAACCCTCAACAGGATTCATCGACAAAGGTCGTGCTGACATGTTATTGGAAAAATGGGCCCCGGTATTGAACTATAGTTCAGATCGTGTGAAGCCAATCGAAGATGAGCATGCTCGTCTCTCGACTGCTATTCTCATGGAAAACCAAGAACGTTGGTGTATTGAAGAAGCTGGTGGAACGTCAAGCGGTATCGGTGGCGTTTACGGCGGATCTGCACCTGGTCAGACTGGTCTTTCTAATAGTGATAGTTATGCAACTGGTGATGCTAGACTTCCAAAGGTATTAATACCTATGGTTCGTCGTACATTCCCTGAGCTTATCACTAATGAGATCGTTGGTGTTCAACCTATGGCTGGTCCAGTTGGTTTAGCTTTTGCTATGCGCTACAAATATGAAACCTCAAGTCTCGGTGGTCGTGACGTTGACGGATACTCTAATGGCCCACTAACCGTGGGTAATGATGGTGTACCTCGTCAAAATAACGGCGCTGAACTAGGTTATCAAACCTTAGACACTCGCTTTACTGGTACTAGTGCAAACTTCTTGTCTGGAGCTAACGATTTCAAATTCGTTTCCGAAGATCAAGGTGTTGCACAATTACTCAGTCAGTTTGAGTTATCTGGAAACATTCCTCAAGTATCCCTTGAGTTCGCAAAAACAGCTGTCGAAGCTAAGACTCGTCGTCTTGCTGCTCGTTGGTCTGTTGAACTCGAACAGGATATGAAGAACATGAATGGACTCGATGTTGATTCTGAATTAACAAACGCTATGTCGTATGAAATTCAGGCCGAAATCGACCGTGAAATGATCATGAGAATGGTTCAGATCGCTCTAAATGCGGGTAAAGGTAATGGATATAGTTTCTGGTACGCTGCTTCCGCCGATGCCCGTTGGCTCGGTGAACGCAATCGTGACTTCTACAGCAAGATTATTGTCGAAGCTAATCGCATCGCAATTCGTAACCGCCGTGGTTCTGCAAACTTCATTGTTGCAACTCCTCGCGTTTGCACTATTCTTGAGATGTTACCAGAGTTTCAATGGATGCCTGTAAACGGCAATGTCAACACCCAACCCACTGGTATTTCCAAGGTTGGTACTGTTGGTGGACGTTTCACCATCTATCGTGATACTCGTACCGAAGCTCAACTCCTTGGTGGCGTAAGAAACCCAGCTGATGCTATTGAATATGCACTTTTAGGCTACAAAGGCCCAGAATATTATGATACTGGTATAGTTTATTGTCCGTACATCCCTGTGATGATTCAACGCACAATTGGTCCTAATGACTTCTCTCCAAGAGTAGGTCTTATGACTCGTTATGGCGTAGTTGATCACATATTCGGCGCAAGTCTCTACTACCATTGTATCATTGTTAAAGGTCTTGGTTCCGACAATGTTGCACAATCAGGCGGACGCCTCTATCTCTAAGATTGATAGAATCCTCAAAAAACCCGCTAGTATTAATACTAGCGGGTTTTTTATTGACAAAAATAAAATATATGTCTAAAATTCCATTAGAAATGAACAAAGACAATTTCAAAAAAACCAAAAATCCAAAGGGTCCATTTACCATGGATATAAAATATAAAGGGATTGATTTTAATGTTGTGATAGACAGCACATCATTGTTTGACTATGATGTGAAAATAAAAACAAAAAATAAAAAAATATCACATACTATCGATTCTCTAAAAGAATATTTAGAGTATGAGGGATTTTTAGATGCAGCAAGAAAACATAATTTGTTTTGGTAAAAGGGTAAATATACTATAATATATAGTATATGAATTTATTTAAAAATGTTTACAACGAATTAATTAGTGAAGCGAGGGCTGGT